CAGCTTCAGACGAGAAAGGATCCGTTAAACCCATGAGCATCTTCTCATGAACTTCGGAGTTTTGGGGGTTTCCAGGATTATAGCTCCTGGGGGCTCTCATCGCCTTGGCAAGGCGACGTACCGGCTTATTCAGCTTCATTTTTGGCATTTTGCCATAGCGGGCAGACTTCCGATGTGCTTTGGGCGGCCAACCAGCGGTCCACCTCCCATTCCGGACCAAAGTAGGTCAACGAAGAGACGTCCAACACCCAGGAATCAAAGAACGCCTCAAAGACGTGTTGATCCTCGATTGAACAATCAAAAGCTACGGAGAAAGACTGTCTAGCAACCTCGGTGATCGGTCGAGCGTTGACCTCCGTGATGGAGACCCCCAGTGCCTTTAGTTCCCGCCCTACGCGAGACTTCAAGCCGTCTGAGGCCAGTTGCAAGTCCTTCGGTCTTCCCACATTACGCAACAATGCGCATGCAAAAGATTGAAGCACGGGCACCCCTAGGTTAAGTACGAGTTCGCAAAAGCCAATTGCGCGCAATACCTTGAGGCGGTAATTTGGATCCTGCCAATGACGGATCCCCGAAAGTGATTTACTGATGACTGCCCTGTAGTCCCGGACAAACTTAAACCGGGCCTCAGTATATTCGACGACTGAGGACTGACAGAATTGCACTTCGAACAACGAACGAGCTACCCGTTCGACCTTCATTTCCATGCCGTAATCCAAAAAGTGGGGGACTACGCTGGTGAGCACGAGATCTAGGTCTTCCTCCTCAACAATTAACAAACAATCATCACCGTCATCCAGGCAATCCCAGACGAGTATACTTAGGTGTAACATAAAGGCAGCGATCATAAGCAGCATCAATAGGCAGTTACCCAAGGCGGTGTTCATGTCGCCACTCATTCGGCGACCTAGAACAACATACCTCAAGCCGGTTTTGGACCGAACCTTAGAAATGAGCTGCATGGATAGCAACTTCTTAAACAAGAAGTGTTTATTCACACCTGTGTAAACGCTGTGCTCTACCTTAAGTAGTTCAACGTCGACATGTTTGTCAAAGCGGGAAGCATCAAGGGAAATAACTACGGGGGAGCGGAAATGAGACATTTTACTGTGCAACAGTTCTGCTCGCTGCGTCTGGTTAAGTCCTTTGGCTATGTTTCGGGACTCAGGGACACCGGAACTAAACCCCGTCATGCCATAAATGTGGTGTTCAATCGGCTGTAAAAACTGCGCGAGAGCAACACAAAATTTGGCTCCACGGAACTGAATAGCTCTTGGGTCTGGGTTCACCTTCGCGTGGCCATCCATACGTTCGGGTTTAACGAACATAGTACAGTTTGCGTCGAAGGCTTGAATACCAAATCGATGGTATTTCTCCACAGCGTCGAGGTATCGTTGCTTCTTGGCACCCGAATACCTGTTCGGCATCTCATAGATGTCTTGCTCAGGGCAAAACGGAATACGAGACACTACCCTAGTGACCTGATCCTTTAACCTAGCTATGCCTAGCAAAGAAGGTTTTGGCACCACACCGATAACACGACCAATCACTGCTCGTAATTGGTTATGCGCACAGTCGTGGTGGAATGTCGGTTGGAAGACCCCCGGGACAAGGGGTGAAGCAACACGAACCATCGTCTTCTTGTGGTGGTCATCGTGGGCAGTCGGATACTCGGTAATCGAGCACCCCACATCTAAAGGAGTACTAGAACACGTTTCACCAACGCAAATCCCACCCACAACGACCGGCCTGACCTAGTGATCCAGCTGACGACCCCAATTAAGGGTGCCGAGAGCCAGACCACGAGCCTTCTGGATCGCACCGTAGATGATAGTTGTACCCCACAAAGCAGACGCCGATGTCTCCACAGGAGCAATCGCCATGACCTCAAGGACCGCCTCAGCAAGCTGAGTGGTTTGTTGGAGGTCTG